CAATTTAATCTATAATCACCTTTTGATTCAAGTTCCTTTATTATATAAGGTAAATTTAAATCTCTGCAATTTTTAATAAAACGACGAGCATGGTCACTATAATATGTCCTGCCATCTACATCTGCAAAAAAACTTACTAGTGGAGTTTTCATAGTTGTTCTATTAGTTTATATAAGACATCATCGGAACCTTGCATTTTTTGCAATCTTTCAAAATTATCTTTAATAGCTTCTAATTTACTATGATAATAATCTGAATTTAGTTTTGATGTATCAATTTCATTATCAATTATTATCATACCATCGGTATTAAAATAATTACCAATATCTGGAGCACCCCAGTATATTGGTATGGTTCCTGTTGCAAAACAATCTGTTAATTTTTCTGTAAAATAAGTTTCATATTTGTCATTTTCTACGACAATTTGAAACATGTAGTCATTTATTTGTTTACTTTTATCAGGCCAAGGAGATCCATTATTTCCAACTCTTTGTGTTCCAGCAGCTCCACCAAAAACATCTACCTTACCTTTAAGAGCTTCTGCGATCTGATGTCTAATTTCATGACCGATTGTTACTTTTTTACTAGAAGCAAACATCGAACATAATTTTGTTTTATTAAAAATTTTATGTTCTTTCACCCAAGGTAGGTTACTTCCAGCAAATGAGAAATGAAATTTTTTGCTTTTCTTGCAAAATTCACGATCAGAAAAATAAACTGCATCATATGCTTCTTCAAGCTGAGGAACAATATGCTGAAATGCATTCCTAGGTATCGACCAATTATAAAATATCGCCCTTGATTCGCATACCCAAGCGATTTTTTTCTCTCCTGGTTTTTTCTGGTAATTGATTCCATGTGGAATTGCAGAATCCATAAAAACTTTTACGGGACAATCTTCTAAAGTCCATTCAAAGTTTTTTGGCTTTAAGTCTGAATTAGAAGAATACTGAGTTAAAAAAGGAGCACCTATTGCTTGCACAAAATCCATAATATAATCTCCGTTAAGTCACTTTCCTATGTGGTATTTAGGAATTAATTGCCATTCTTTTTTCTCATTATGAGGAATTATTTTTAATCTAGCCAAAGATAGTTGAGGTTCTTTATATTCCTCTGGATCTATGGCTTCCAGCAAATCCCATTCTACTAAAAGACGAACAATCGTATTCCTACGAGCAACATCGTCATCTGAAATGTCACTATCTAGGCCATCCAATAAAAACATTTCTTTAAAATGCATTATTGCATATCTTCCTCTTTTGTGAAGAATATGGCAAGATTGGAATAGCTTTTTATCTTTTTTAGAAGAAACACCTATTCTTGTCAGAGTTTCTTTAACTTTTAAAAAGTCTTCTTTATTCTTTAATTTAATTTCAACGCCTAAACCATCAAAAATATCATCATCCTCAGTCATACTTTACTCCATAAAATATAAATTATTTATAGTTTTATGGTTTTCCACCCCTGTACAGGGCTTGTTTTATGGCCTCTAGCTGGCTGTCTGAGAGGATTCCTAACACTTCCTTAGCCTTACCCTTAGAATAGCCGTAGAAAGCCATTAAGAGCTCTATACGACTATCCTCCTCCTTGTGCCATTTGGCATAGCGAGTTCCCTTGGGGAGGCTATAAAGGTAGTAATGATACTGCATCTTTTTGTCCAAATTGGACATAGAATTCATAAAATTAGATCTAAAAATGGTATCCTTATGGTATGACATTGATTTGTTTATGACATAGGGGATGTAGTGCTTTTCAGCCTTTTCATCCCCAGACATTATGTCCTTTTTGGACTTGTTAATTGAATTGAAGAATTCGTTAAGATCCATTATGAGAACTCACAAGACATCATCAGTTCCACAAGACATGCCACCATATTGATTTCCTGGTCTGCGACAAAAGCAGACTTATATTGATATTCTCCAATTACAATAATAGCTTGGGGGATAGACTGCTTTGTTATAATATCTGCCAAATTATCATAGATCTTTCTAAAGATATCTCCATGAGACATATGAACATTCGCCGCAACCCACTTCCTAACAGAAGAGAAGTCCTTTTTCTTCATAAATTCAACTAGGTTTTTAATCTCAGTATCTGCGATATTTACCAGAATACCTTGGTCGATTTTCCCAGAAACAGAATACCTTTGAAGTTCATTCAAAATTCTTCTCATATCAGGGAAATGCTTTTTGATTAGATCAGCCAATACCTGTTGATCAAATACAATTCCTTCATTCTTGAGAATAGTCTGACATCTTCCAAGAATATTCATTGCAATATTCATCTTCTCAGAATTGGGAATAGTAAAATCTATACATGTGCATCTAGAATGAATGGGTTCAATAATTCTAGACTTGTAATTACATGTGATAATAAATCTACAGTTCTGAGAAAATTCTTCAATAGCACCTCTGAGTGCTGGTTGAATACTCTGAGCATTGCTATAATCAAACTCATCTAGAATGACGGTCTTCTTTGCTTCAGAAAAAGAAACTGTGCTTGCAAATTGCCGAATCTTAGTTCTCAGGGTGTCAATGTTGCCATCCTCAGAGCAATTGATAATTATCCAATCAACTCCAAACTCATTGCAAAGTGCTTTGGCAACTGTAGTTTTTCCTGTTCCTGCTGTGCCAGAGAGTAAAAGATTTTGTGGTTGTCCTTTAGCAACCATGTCCTTGAAGGTCTTCTTCAAGGACGATGGGAGGATACAATCATCGATTGTTTTGGGTCGATACTTTTCAACCCATAGAAATTCTTGTGGATTTTGGTTCATGATCACTCATTATAGTATGAATCTGGCTGCATTGCAAACCAGTATGTCAAGGGAATATTTTCATTCTCAAAACGACCAACAACATTCTTCGCAAAGCAAATCTTGTAATTTCCTGGAAGGAGTCGAATGTTTTCAATCTTAAAATTGAAACTAAAGTCTGCTCCATTCGCAGATCCATCCAACTTAATTTCACAGTTATTGCTAGTTGGATCGTTTCTATCTGAAACTACAACATAGATATCATCTCCACGACTCTGGAATGATAGGTCTGGTAGTTGTAGAATTGAACTTGCCCTGCTCAACTCTGAGAACATTTCTTGTGTAAGATTTGTCTCAATATTAATTGTTGGCATATTAACAGACTTCTTTGGTGTCGTTAAAAGCCTTGGCTCTGAATAATAATAACTAACTACTGAATCATTATTTCCATGAATCTTTACAAGCTTCTCTTGAAATTCAAATGTTGGGTTGTTGAATAGGCTGATAACCCCAAGAAACTTATTCAAATCCCAAATACCAAATTCGGTTTCAAAAGTCTCTTCAACCACAGCCTCACCCATTCCATTCATAGAAGGAGTAATTGTCTTAATAACATTTCCTGGGCTGACTAGGATGTTTGAATTCAAAGAAGCAAAGTTCTTTAGAATAGAAAGTGTAGTCTTACTTAAGCTGATTTGTGTGTCTGTTTTCATGATTAATATTCTCAATAATCTTCATCTTCAAAATCGTCATCGTCTTCAAATTCATCACCAGTATCGGATGAGAATTTCATGTTCTTCATGTTTTGCTTCCAACGATGACGCTCACTATTCTTTTCCTTATCAAATGTTCCTCTATCTGTACGAGGCTTAGGAACCGAGTTCTTTTTGTTGTTTTTTTCCATATTAAAATTCTACCCAATGAAATCCATTTTTGTCTTCTATGTAAGTATACATTCTTCCAGTTACAGTGTCAACCCATCTATCCCCAATACTGGCGTTAAGTGGTTCTTCTGATGCATAGAAATAATTTTCATAATCTCCAGTATATTCCTTCCAACTAGAATTCTTCTTTGTAGGTAAATTTTTTTTATTTCTCTCAACTGAGATATATTTTTTACCATTAAAGTCAACAACATCACCAACATTATAGATTAGTTCATATCCTCTGGGGTCGTATTCACGATATACCCCTCTATAATTTATTCTCTCTGGTATAGCCATAAATCTATTTATGTAATGAGTTTACTAAAGTTATTTTTCTTCTCAAAGGTCATAGTGTTTGAAAACTTATCAATTATTTGATCTGCTTTATGACTTATAACGAATACATTAGTTTTTGTACCTAAAGCATTCAGTAATTTTAGAACTTCATCAGTACCAACAGAGTCTAATGAAGAATCAAAAATTTCGTCAAGAATAAGTAAATTACAATTAACGCTATTCTTCATTTTGGCTACTTCTCTCCAAGCCAATAATAGAGCTAGATCGATTCTCATTTTTTCACCTTCACTGAAATTCATGTAACTAAATTCATCTCTATAACGACTTTTAATTACTTCTTTGAATTCTTCATCGATATTAAATTGTACAAAGAAGTCCATGGCTCTCAAATACTTATTGATATATTTGTTCATTGCTGGAAGATAATGTTTAATTATTTTAATCTTAACTCCATTATCCTTTAATATGTCTCCAGCCAACTTTAAATATGTAAGATCATCTTTTAGAGTCTCTGACTCTTTTAAAATCTTTGTCAGTTCTTCTTTTTCAAACTTAAGTGCTGTCTTTTCTCTAACTAAATCTAACTCTATTTTATTTGACTCGTTTAATTGTTTCTTTTTATATTCAGACAATGATCTTATTTGTTTGATATTAGCCTGAATCTCTTTTATTTGAATATCAATCTCGGATATTTTTTTCTTATTTTCTTCATTTTTAACAATTAAAAGATTTTTCTCTTCATTGTTCTTAGCCAAAAGATTCATCTTATTTTCAAAGTCATCAATCAGTGATGATAAAGAAGATATGTTTTCTTTTTTCAAATCATCAGATAAACTTGTTTTACACTTTGGACATGTATCCGTCTTTTCAAAGAATTTAACTTCTTTTTCTAGATCTGAAATCTTATATGAATATTGTGATATTGTAGAATCATTTTTTTTATATTCTTCTTTTATTACACTAATGGCATCATTTAAGATAATAGATTGTTTTTCTTTCATCAAGTCATCTATAGTATCAGTAAAAGTTTTTTCTTCCTTTATATGTTCATCTAGTTCTGCTTGTATCAGAGAAAAATCATTGTTTAGTCTAAAACTTAAGTTATCAACAATTTTTTGTTGGTATTGAACTTTTTGTTTTTGTAATTCTATTTTGTTACTAATATCG